ATATGACTCATATCTCGATCGTCATCCCATGTGACAGTACGGATGCATGGGTTGTGGCGGCATATGATGATATTGATGATGTTGAATCCCTTGTGGATCCTTGGAAAAACATAATTGCCAAGAAGAAGCATTATCACGGCATAAGGGTGAGGGATAAAAAGAATACATACACATACAAGAGCTTTTCTGAAAAGGTTGTTGATCAGTGGAGTGCAGTCAAAGAAAAGTGCAGTACGGCAATGCTTTTTGAGCAGGAGGTAAAGAGGATCCTGATGGATGATTCCGAGGATTAGATAAGGCGAAAAATATCGAAATCGGCATGTCTAAAACTGCGAAAAGCATTGATAATAAAGGAATTATAAAAATTTAGATAAGCGGTTTTTGCTATAAAGGGATCTCTTCGGAGGTCCTTTTATATTGCCATTTTTACGAGAAAGGAGGGATTCCGATGGCGGGAAGAAAGCCGAAGCCTACGGCGTTGAAGAAGCTGGAAGGCAATCCAGGAAAGAGAAAATTGAATACGAAGGAGCCGGTGCCTGCAAAGGGAATGCCCGAATGTCCAAAGTGGCTGCTTCCTGAAGCGAAGGAAGAGTGGAAGAGGCTCTGTCAGAAGCTTTCTGAGATGGGAGTGCTGACGGAGATCGATATGGCGGCGTTTGCGGCTTATTGCCAGAGTTATGCCAGATGGAAGGAAGCTCAGGAACATATTGATTCTGAGGGTTCGACCTTTGAGACGGAGAAGGGCTATCAGCAGCAGACTCCGTGGGTCGGTATCGCAAATACCAATCAGAAGCTGATGCTGCAGGCGGCATCCGAGTTCGGACTTACACCTTCTGCAAGGTCGAGGATTATGGCAGCATCCGGTGTCGGGAAGGATGATGAGGATGAAATGGAATCTTTGCTTGGGGGTGATTCCTGATGGCAAAAGAAACAAGGCCTAAGGGTTATCCGAAGCTGAAGAACTATAAGCCTTCCAAGTTCATGCTTCCAACTTCTCATTATGATAAGGCGAAGGCCGATCGGGCAGTAAAGTTCATTGAAAACCTGTGCCATACAAAAGGTAAATGGGCTGGGACAAGGTTCTGGCTTTTGCCCTGGCAGGAGCAGTTGATCCGGGATATCTTCGGGATCGTTAAGCCTGATGGTAACAGGCAGTTCCGGACAGCATTTGTGGAAATATGCAAAAAAGTAGGTAAGAGCGAACTGGCAGCAGCCGTCGCTCTTTATCTTTTATATGCGGATAACGAACCGTCTGCAGAGGTGTATGGGGCAGCTGCTGATCGGCAGCAGGCTTCCATCGTCTTCGATGTGGCAAGGCAGATGGTAGAGATGTCACCGGCTCTTTTGAAGAGATCAAAGCTGATGACGGCAACAAAGAGAATAGTGAATTACGGAAACGCCGGATATTACCAGGTGCTCAGTGCAGAGGTCGGGGGTAAGCATGGATTTTCGGTATCGGGGCTGGTGTTTGATGAGATACATACTCAGCCGAACAGACAGTTATACGATGTTTTAACCAAGGGTTCATCTGACGCAAGACAGAATCCGCTTCACTTCATTATCACGACTGCCGGAACGGACAGGCACTCGATCGCCTATGAGCTTCATAACAAAGCCTTGGATATTTTAGAAGGAAGGCGTGTGGATCCGACTTTTTATCCTGTGGTCTATGGACTGAAGGATGATGAGGACTGGGAGGATGAAAAGAACTGGTATAAGGTCAATCCTTCGTTGGGATACACGGTTGATATCGAAAGGTTAAGAGATGCGTACCGGGAGGCAAAGCAGAATCCCGCTGATGAGGTGACCTTCAAATGGCTGAGGCTTAATATGTGGGTTTCAAGTACGGTGGCGTGGATCCCGGATGCGATATTTATGAAGGGTGCTGAAGAAATTGATATGGCTGCCCTGGAAGGCAGGGACTGTTATGCAGGTCTTGATCTTTCCAGTACGGGAGATATCACAGCACTGGTATTGATATTTCCACCGAGGGATGCGGATGAGAAATATATCCTGCTTCCGTTCTTCTGGGTGCCGGAGGAAACAATACCTCAGAGAGTGAAGGCTGCTTCGGTTCCTTACGATGTGTGGGAGAAGCAGGGATATCTCATGGCTACCGAAGGTAACGTGATCCACTATGATTTCATCGAAGAGTTCATAAACGGGCTTGCAGAGAAGTATCACATACTTGAAATTGCTGTAGACCGCTGGAACGCTACTCAGATGATCCAGAATCTGGAAGGTGACGGATTTACGATGGTTCCGTTCGGTCAGGGCTTTGCTTCAATGTCTGGTCCGACTAAGGATTTTTACAGACTTCTTATGGAAGGACAGATCATACACGGCGGTCATCCGGTACTTCGTTGGATGGCAGGGAATGTTGTGATCGATACCGACGCTGCCGGAAATATCAAGGTGACGAAGGCAAAGTCAAAAGAGAAGATTGACGGTATCGTGGCTTCCATCATGGCACTTGACCGATGCATCCGTAATCAGGCGGAACCGCAGGAAAGTGTTTATGAGAGCCGCGGATTGCTCATTCTGTAGAGGATAAATCGATGCTGATAATTATGTTTATTGGACTGGTTGTTATCTGTGAAGGAATCAATCAGGGAATAGGAGCGTGGGAAAATGGGAATACTGAGCGGAATATTTAGAAGCAGGGATAAGCCCATAGACAGTACGGCAGGCAGTTCTTACAGCTTTTTCCTTGGAGGTACTGCTTCCGGGAAATATGTTACAGAACGGTCTGCAATGCAGATGACGGCGGTGTACTGCTGTGTGAGGATTCTTTCAGAAGCGGTGGCAAGCCTGCCATTACAATTTTACAGATATACCGATGATGGCGGTAAGGAAAAAGCGGTGAATCACCCGCTTTATTTTTTGCTTCACGATGAGCCGAATCCGGAGATGACTTCATTCATCTTCCGGGAGACATTGATGACTCATCTGCTTTTGTGGGGAAATGCGTATTCGCAGATCATCCGCAACGGCAAGGGCGAAGTGGTGGCTCTGTATCCGCTTATGCCGGATCGCATGAAGGTTGATCGTGATGAACACGGGCGGCTGTATTACGAATACACGGTATATGAATCGGATGATGTAAACGGCAGGAAGGGAACCAATAAGGTCGGCAGGACGGTAAAGCTTCAGCCTTCGGATGTGCTGCATATTCCGGGCTTAGGATTTGATGGTCTGGTTGGATACAGCCCTATTGCGATGGCGAAGAATGCTATCGGGCTTGCGATTGCCACAGAGGAATATGGCAGTAAGTTCTTTGCGAACGGGGCAGCTCCTTCAGGTGTGTTGGAACATCCGGGAACCATTAAAGATCCGAGCAAGGTAAGGGAGAGCTGGCAGGCTACTTTCGGTGGTTCGGGAAATGCTAACAAAATAGCAGTTCTCGAAGAAGGTATGAAGTACACGCCTATCAGCATCAGTCCAGAACAGGCTCAGTTCCTTGAGACAAGGAAGTTCCAGATCGATGAGATTGCGCGTATATTCAGGGTTCCGCCTCATATGATCGGAGACTTGGAGAAGTCGAGCTTCAATAACATTGAGCAGCAGTCGCTGGAATTTGTGAAATATACTTTGGATCCCTGGGTGAGTAGGTGGGAGCAGGCAATGGTTCGTGCGCTGCTTACTACAGAGGAAAAGAAGAAGTATTTCTTTAAGTTCAATGTGGACGGATTGCTCAGGGGTGATTATCAGAGCCGTATGAATGGGTACGCAACTGCAAGACAGAATGGCTGGATGTCTGCAAATGATATCCGGGAGCTTGAAAACCTTGACAGGATACCTGAGGAAGCAGGTGGGGACTTGTACCTCGTAAACGGGAACATGGTTCCTTTGGTTTCAGCGGGCGCGGCGTATTCGGTAAATGGTAATACGGTGGAACAGGATTCTGACGATGGCGGTTCCGAGAGTGCCGGTGCAGAGCCGGGGAATGATGATGCAGGGCAAAAGACAAAGCGTGGTCAGCCCGGCAGAAGCAGAAACGATGTTGTATATGAAAACCGGCAGATTGAATCTGTCTAGGAAGATGGAGGTAGCGGATGAAGAAGTTTTGGAACTGGAAGAGCAGAAAGATCAGAGACCAGGCAGGCGAAGAGGTCGCTGAGAGGGTGCTTTTCCTTAACGGTATGATCGCTGAAGAGAGCTGGTTTGATGATGATGTCACGCCAGAGCTTTTCAGGGAAGAGTTAAATGCCGGAAGCGGAAATATCACGGTCTGGATTAACAGTCCGGGCGGCGACTGTGTGGCAGCGGCTCAGATCTATAACATGCTGATGGACTATAAGGGTGAGGTGACTGTCAAGATCGACGGGCTTGCGGCTTCTGCTGCGAGTGTGATCGCAATGGCCGGTACGAAGGTGCTCATGAGTCCGGTAAGTATGCTGATGATCCATAATCCCGCGACTATCGCTTTTGGCGATAAGGGTGAAATGCAGAAAGCAATCCATATGTTAGCGGAAGTCAAGGAAAGCATTATGAATGCTTACGAGATCAAGACCGGGCTGAACCGTGCGAAGATTTCAAGCATGATGGATGCCGAGACCTGGATGAATGCGCATAAGGCTGTGGAGCTTGGATTTGCGGATGGCATTCTTGAAAGGGAAGAGGCTGAGGAAGATGTTGAGGCACCTGATGTCTCGGCGATGTATTCCAAGGCGGCTGTGACTAATTCGCTGAGGGATAAGATCGTAGCGAAGTGCAGGATCGTTATTCCTGAAAGCGCGAGTGATGCCGGTGGCGGTTGCACCGGTGCAACTGTAACTGAAAACAAAGTTGATGATGGGCGTTCCGCTGATGAGATCAGGGAGCGCTTAAATTTTATCAAGCGATTCATTTAAGGAGGAATTGACTTATGACTATCAATGAAATGATTCAGAAGAGAGCGAAGGTATGGGAGACTGCGAAGAATTTCGTGGATACCCATGAGAATGAGAATGGGGTTCTTTCCGCTGAGGATAATGAGACCTATTCCAGAATGGAGAAGGAGATCGAGGATCTGACCAATGCAATCGACCGTCAGCAGAGGGCTGAGGCGAGAGAGGCAGAGCTTAACAGACCTGTGAATACTCCTATTACCGAAAGACCGGTTAAGCCTGTAGAGGAAAAGACCGGGCGTGCTTCCAATGCTTACAAGGAAGATTTCGGTGCGCATCTCCGTGGTAAGAGACCTGTACACAATGTCCTTTCCGAGGGCGTGCAGGCTGACGGCGGTTATCTAGTGCCGGAAGAGTTCGAGCGTCAGATCGTGATGGGGCTTGATGAGGCAAACGTGATTCGTTCACTTGCAAAGGTGATCACCACAAGTGCCGAGAGAAAGATTCCTGTTGCGGCTACACATTCTACCGCTGCATGGACGGCAGAGAACGGGGCTTACACTCCGAGCGATCCTTCCTTCGATCAGAAGACCATCGATGCGTATAAGCTTACGGATCTTGTGAAGGTTTCCATTGAGCTTTTGCAGGATTCCATGTTCGATCTTGAAAGCTATATCGCATCCGAGTTTGCAAGAGCATTCGGTATCGCAGAGGAAGAGGCTTTCTGTGTGGGTACCGGAACCGGTCAGCCTACGGGTATCTTTACCGCAAACGGCGGACAGGTCGGGATCACTGCAGCTGCAAACAATGCGGTTACTGCGGATGAGCTTTTCAGTCTTGTGTATGCGCTTAAGAGCCCTTATCGCAGAAACGCAAAGTGGCTTATGAATGACAGCACCATTGCTGCGATCCGTAAGCTGAAGGACGGCAACGGCGTATATCTCTGGCAGCCTTCGCTTCAGGCAGGTGAGCCTGACAAGCTGCTTGGATATGAGCTTTACACCAGTCCTTATGCACCTACGATGGCTTCCGATGCGCTTGCTATCGCATTCGGCGATTTCAAGAATTACTGGATCGCTGATCGTTCCGGCAGAACTGTACAGAGACTCAACGAGCTCTACAGCACTAACGGCCAGGTCGGATTTGTCGCAACCGAGAGAGTTGACGGCAAGGTGATCCTTCCTGAGGGCATCCAGCTTCTTAAGATGAAGCATTGAGGATAATTTAGAAGGAGGTCGTGATCTGCGACTCCCTTTTTACAAAAATGATGGGGTAACGATTTGTTACTCCATAGATTCGGAGGTATGAAATGAGCGAATATAATGCAAAGAATTATACGGAGCAGGGCGGCGAAGTCACTCATATCGGCGGTAAGCTGATCTTTGATGACGGTGCCAAACTTAAAGGCGGGATTGTGCCTAATCAGCCATTAGAGCCCTTCGAGGATGACACATTGGCGAAGGTGAGAAACAGCCTCAATGTTCTGCTTTTAAAACTCAAAAATTCAGGAGTGATGAAGGGCGATCTCTTTAACATGACTGTGAACCATAGCGTGAATGATACTGAAGCCGGTCATGCTAACAGAACCTACAATACTTCAAAGATTTCGGATGTTGCGATATCCGATAATGTGATCACGATCACACTTTCTGAAAAGGTTGCTAATCTGAAGGACTTTGACGGCGGCAATGGCTGGGGAGTTCATAAGTGGATGGGTATCGGCGTTTCTGCCGGGCTTGCGCTTCCTGCCCTTTATTTTAACGGAACCAATCTTACCAACGATGATATCGCTGAAGCAACGGCAATGGGATTGGATCCCCTGTACTTTGTACTGTGGGTTAAGGCTGAGAAGATCATCCAGGGTGAGTCCAATAAGTTTACTCTTTGGGCAACGGGTTGCGAGGAGACGGAGTTCACGCTTGTGATCGTGGAGCCTGAGGATGATTCCGAAGGGTAAGAGATGAGAGGCGGTGGAGAGATCTGCCGCCTTTTCATAAGTGACATTCGGATGTCACTTAGAAGAGAGGTGTGGTCAGATGATCGTGACTGTGGAAGAGATGAAGAATTATCTGAGGATTGATTTTGAGGATGATGATTCATTACTGGAAAACTTTATAGCGGCGGCAAAGAAGCAGTGCATGGATATCCTGCGGACGGATGATGAGGCTGATCTGGATGAGTGTGCAAACGGAAGGATCGCTGTGATGTTTACGGTGGCTTATCTGTATGAACACAGGGAGGAAGCTGACCATCATGCGATGGATCTGACACTGAGGGCTCTGTTATTCGGGAGCCGGAAGGAGGGATTCTGATGGTTACTGCACTTTTGAATGAAAAGGTTGCTTTCCTGAAGAATACCGTTGTTACCGATGCTGTCGGAAACCATACAAATGAATGGGATGAATACTATACCTGCTTTGCTACTATCGGCGGTGAGGGGATGGCAAGCTCAAAGGAAGAAGAGGTTGCCGGTACTATGGTTGAGGATGTTGCGATGACGGTTACGGTCAGATACTGCAATATGACAGCGGCGATTACTTCCACAGGTTTCAGGATTCTGTTTAAGGGTGAGTTCTATGATATTGTGAATGTTGACCACATGAACTTTAAGAAGAAGTCGCTGAAGTTCAGCTGCCGGAAGGTTCGGAGGTGATCTTGTTTATGAATACAAGAGAGCCTGCGAAACAGAGATCGGAGGTGATGGGATGGCTACTGACAGGGTGAAGATCGACCAGATGGCTCATGTCATTATGGAAGGCTTACAGGAATACGCAGACCTTGCGACCGAGGATCTGAAGAAGGCTGTGAAGAAAGCCGGTGATGAGGCGAAGAAGGATATCCAGAATAATGCGCCTGTGAAGACCGGGGCTTACAAGAAAAGCTGGACGGTGAAAACTACGAAAGAGACTTCCAATGCGATGGAGGTTGTGGTTCACAGTAAGAACCGTTATCAGCTGGCACATCTTTTGGAGTTCGGTCATGCGAAGCGGGGCGGTGGTAGGACGAAAGCGATTCCGCATATCGCACCGGCTGAAGCCAGGGCGGCAGAGATTTTGGAGAGAGAAGTGGAGGCGGCATTGAAATGACAATAGAACAGTTGGCAGCAATGCTGCAGGAGACGGGAATTCCTTTTGCGTATGATCATTTTGCGGAAGGGGAAAGCCCGGAGCCACCGTTTATCTGTTACCTGTTGCCGGGGAGCGATAATTTTGCTGCGGACGGCAGGGTGTATTTCAAGATAAATGAGGTGCGGATAGAGCTTTACACGGATAAGAAAGAGGTCTCCGTGGAAAAGCAGGTGGAGGATGCTCTGGATGACCGGGGCATTTTTTATAACAAGAGTGAGGTCTGGATTTCGGAGGAACGGCTGTATGAGGTGCTGTATTTCTTTGATGTGCCGGATGTGAGTGAAGATTAAGGAGGGTAAGAAGATGCCTAACAACAAAGTAAAGTACAATCTGAAGAATGCGCATTATGCGCTTCTTAATATTGCGGATGACGGTACCATTTCATTCGGGAATCCTGTGAGCATTCCCGGTGCGGTGAGTATTTCGCTTGACGCAAACGGTGAGCCTGAGAATTTCTATGCGGATGGTATCGCCTACTATATTATCAACAATAATATGGGCTACGATGGAGACTTGGAGCTTGCACTGATTCCTGAGAGCTTCAGGGTGGATGTGCTTCATGAGACTCTTGATGAGAATAATGTGCTTATCGAGAACAGCGGGGCGGAGATCCATCCGTTTGCTCTTTTATTCGAGTTCGATGGTGATGTGAAGCATATCAGGCACGTGCTTTATAACTGCTCTGCATCGAGACCGGGGATCGAGGGCAAGACCAATGAAGAGAGCCGTGAGGTACAGACGGAGACTCTTACGCTGAAGGCAACGCCTCTTCCCGGCGGCGTGGTCAAGGCGAAGACCGGAAACAATACGGATTCTTCTGCTTATGCAAACTGGTATAACTCTGTGTATATGCCTTCGGATATTTCCGGGAAGAATGTGAATCTTTCCGCACTCAACATCGGCTCCATTTCACTGGATCCGACTTTTGCGGCAGGCACTACGGAATATACCGCTGATACATCGAATGCCACGAATACGATCACGGCTACGGCGGTTGATGAGAATGCCGGTGTGGCTATCACGGTGAACGGCAATTCGATCACCAGTGGTTCCAGCGCAACCTGGGCTGAGGGTGAGAACCTTGTGGTTGTCACTGTTACGAATGGGGGATCCAGCAAGAGATATACCGTTACGGTTACGAAGGAAGAGTAAGCTGACAGGTCTAAGGGCTTCGGGGTTATGCAGGGTATGGCTTCGGGGCTCTCTTTGACCGGCGCTATTTTGAAGAAGGGAGATTTTTATCATGAGTATGGTTAAGAAGATCGAGATAGATGGGAAAGAGGTTGCTTTCAGAGCATCCGCTGCTATTCCGAGAATATACAGGATGAAATTTCAGAGGGATATCTATAAGGATCTGGCTGCTTTGGAGAAGGCGGTAGGAGACAATACCGAGGAAGTCAGCAATCTGGATATGTTCTCATTGGAGATGTTTGAGAATATCGCATATATCATGGCGAAGCACGCTGATCCGGGTATTCCTGATACTCCGGAAGAGTGGCTGGATGAGTTCAATACTTTCAGCATCTATCAGGTGCTTCCGAAGATCATTGAGCTTTGGGGTCTGAATGTGAAGGTAGATGTGGAAGCTAAAAAAAACTTCAATCAACTGACCGCCAAATGACAACGGCTCTGTTTATGCTGAGGTGCGTGCAGATCGGGCTTTCGATTCGGGATCTCGATCTGCTGACTATCGGCATGGTGAATGAGATGTTCATTGAGAACCAGAACGACGATGTGGCGGACAAGGCTTATCATAGAGTGGCTTCGCAGCAGGATTTCGATGTCTTTTAAGTGCCACAAATCACGAAATATTTCTGTTTTGTGGTACGTATCCGCTGATTATCCGCTGATTATCCGCTGATTATTCGCTGAATGGCCATGTAAAACCAAAAAAACATTGAATAATGAATGACAATGTAATATAATTGTCTTACAAAGAGAAGGGAGGTTTTGCTATGGCTACTTCATTATTACAGGTTAGGGTTGAAGATACATTAAAGGATGAAGCCGCACAGGTTTTTGAAAGATTAGGGATAGATACATCTACTGCGGTAAGGATGTTTTTAAAGCGTGCGATCATGGAAAACGGAATCCCGTTCAGAATGACTTTGCCGAAGGAACCATACAGTGCAGACAGAGGCTATCGTGCTATGATGGAGATCGGAGATGCCTCAGAGAAAAATGGCGTTTCGGATATGTCGCTGGATGAGATCAATGCCGAGATTGAAGCATCCAGGAAAGAGCGTCAGGTTGTCGGTAAATGAAGTATTACGCAGTCTTAGACACAAATGTCCTTGTGTCTGCTATGCTGAAGACCGGCTCGGTACCCGGTCAGGTTGCGGCAGAGGCGCTGAACGGAGATATCATTCCTGTTTTAAACGATGATATCATTGCGGAGTATGAGGATGTGCTGAATCGCCCGAAGTTCCGTTTTGACAAGAGGGCGGTAAAGGTTTTTTTGGATGAACTGAAAAAGCGTGCGGTATATTCGGATTATGGGCTTATCGAGGATGAGATTCCGGATCCCAAGGATGTTGTTTTCTATGCGGTTCTCATGGAAAAACGAAAAGAGGATGATGCCTACCTTGTGACCGGAAACTTAAAGCATTTCCCGATGAGAACGTATGTGGTTACTCCGCGAGAAATGCTGGATATCATAGAGGAAGGAAGATAAGGCTGTAGATTGATCATGCGCCAAAACTTGTATTTTTAGTGAGATTTGGCGCGGAATAGCATAATGGATTTTTAAGGAGCTGATGAAATGTCAGCTCTTTTCTTTTGCAACAAAAGGGGGGTGCCTGGATGGCGGCGAACAGAATAAAGGGTATCACGATCGAGATCGGGGGCGATACCACAAAATTGCAGACTGCCTTGAAGGGCGTGAATACTCAGGTCAAGAGCACCCAGCAGCAGCTTAAGGATGTGGAGAAGCTTTTGAAGCTGGATCCGGGAAATACGGATCTGTTAGCTCAGAAGCACAGGCTCTTAGGTGAGGCGGTTGCAGCTACAAAGGAGAAGCTGGAAACATTAAAGACGGCGGCTGAGCAGGCGAACACGGCTCTAGCCAATGGCGATATCAGTAAGGAACAGTATGATGCCCTGCAGAGGGAGATCATTGAGACCGAGAAGGATCTTGAAGCGCTTGAAAAGCAGGCGAATGAGTCTGCTACGGCTCTTCAGAGCATTGCAGCGAAGGGTGAGAAGCTTAAGACGGTCGGGGATAATATCAGCAATGTCGGGCAGAAGTTTCTGCCTGTTACGGCAGGGGTTGTAGGACTTGGTACGGCGGCGGTGAAAACTGCCGCTGATTTTGACTCTGCGATGAGTCAGGTGGCGGCGGTATCAGGTGCGACTGGATCCGAGTTTGATGCCTTAAGAGAGAAAGCCCGTGAGATGGGTAGCAAGACAAAATTCTCTGCATCCGAGGCGGCTGAAGCTATGAATTACATGGCGATGGCAGGTTGGAAGACCGAGGATATGCTTTCCGGTATTGAAGGTGTCATGAACCTTGCGGCGGCTTCCGGGGAAGACCTTGCAACTACATCCGATATTGTGACGGATGCACTTACAGCGTTCGGGTTATCGGCTCAGGATAGCGGACACTTTGCGGATATACTTGCGGCGGCAAGCTCGAATGCCAATACGAATGTCTCCATGATGGGTGAGACCTTCAAGTATTGCGCTCCTATTGCCGGTGCTTTGGGATTTTCTGCAGAGGATACGGCTGAAGCGATCGGCTTGATGGCTAATTCCGGTATCAAGGGATCTCAGGCCGGTACGACACTCAGAACTATCATGAATAACCTGTCCGGGGATGTGAAGATCTGTGGATCTTCTATTGGAGAGGTGACTGTTGCAACGACTAATGCTGACGGTTCCATGAGAGATCTTTCAGATATCTTGGCTGACTGCCGGACGGCTTTTTCGGGGTTATCTGAATCCGAGAAGGCTGCGGCCGCTGAGTCTTTGGTCGGAAAGAATGCGATGTCGGGATTCCTGGCTCTTATGAATGCCGGAGAAGCGGATATCAATAAGCTTTCTTCTGCGATTGATAACTGCGACGGGTGTGCAGCCAATATGGCTGATACAATGAACAACAATCTGGAAGGACAGCTGACGATTTTGAAGTCTCAGCTTCAGGAGCTGGCTATCTCTTTTGGCGAGATGCTGATGCCCGCGATCAGAACGATTGTCGGATGGATTCAGGGTTTTGTGGATAAGCTGAACAGCATGGATGAAGGCACAAGGAAGGTTATCATTACCATTGCGCTTGTGGCGGCGGCTATCGGACCGGTGCTGATCGTTGTGGGGAAGGTGATCTCTGCTATCGGTACCATTATGACGATCGTTCCGAAGCTGGCAGGGGTTATCAATGCGGCGAAGGGTGTGTTTGCGGCGTTCAATGCGGTTTGTGCTGCGAACCCTTATGTGCTGATCATAGCGGCGATTGTGGCTCTTGTAGCGGCGTTCATATATCTCTGGAATAACTGCGAAGAGTTCAGGCAGTTTTGGATTGACCTGTGGGAAGGAATCAAAGAGATTGCCGTTGCCGTATGGGAGGCTTTGAAGGAGTTTTTTACGGCGGCATGGGAAGCAATCAAGAGTACGGCTGAAACTGTCTGGAACGGGATAAAGAATTTCTTTTCTTCTTTATGGGAGGGAATCAAAAATATCTTCCAGACGGTGGTGGATGCGATCAAACTGATCATCACCACATACTTTAATATCTACAAGACCATTATCACAACGGTTCTGAATGCGATAAAGACCGTGTTTACAACGATCTGGAATGCCATCAAAACTGTGGTGACAACGGTGGTTACGGCGATTTCGACATTCCTGACTACTGTATGGACGGCAATCCAGACCACGGCGACTACAATCTGGAATGCGATTTCCAGCTTTTTCACGAATATCTGGAACGGTATCAAGAATGTGATCACTACGGCGGTGAATGCTATTAAGAACGTGGTGACTACTGCCTGGAATAACATTAAGAATACGGTTACTTCTGTCGGAAATGCGATAAAAACAGCGGTGACGAACCTTTGGAACAATGTGACTTCTGCTGTGAAGAATGCGATGAGTAATGTGTTCAATGCGGTGAAGAGTGGGTTTGCCAATGTGAAAGATCATATCACGGGGCTGGCTTCACAGGCTTTCAACTGGGGTAAGGATCTCATAATGGGAATAGTGAACGGCATTAAGTCCTGTATTTCGGCTGTGGGCGATGCGGTTTCATCTGTTGCGGATAAGATCAAGAGTTTCCTGCATTTCTCCGTGCCGGATGAGGGGCCTCTTACGGATTATGAGAAGTGGATGCCGGACTTTATGAAGGGCTTGGCGAAGGGCATTGAAGACAGCAAGGGTATGGTGACGAAGGCGATGGATTCCCTGTCGGCTGACATGACCATCAATCCTCAGGTGAACGGAATGCAGGCGGCTATGGCTGGCGGCGGTACTGTGAGCCGTGCGGATCTGAGCGGTTTGGTATCGGCGATCAGAGATGCTGTGAGTGGTGCCGGGACAGGTGCTTCGGGCGGTGATATCGTGATCCCTGTTTACCTGGGCGGAACCATGCTGGATGAGGTGATCGTGAACGCTCAGCAGAGAGCGAATCTAAGAAGCGGAGGAAGGTGATGCTATGGCGTTTATACAGTATCTGACATTTGACGGTGAGAACCTTCCTCTGCCTGATTCCTATGAGGTGAATCTGGAAGATAAGGAAGCGGATTCCGGCGGTGAGACTGAGGCAGGCACTATCCAGAGGGATGTGGTGCGAGCCGGGGTTGTGGAAATCGGGGTTTCGTTTTCGGTTACACAGACCTGGCTTAAGAAGTTGACGGAATATAAGCAGCAGGAAAGTATCGAGGTCAAATATTTTGACCCCGAAACGGCGATGCAGGTTCAGACACAGATGTATGTGGAGGGATTCAAGGCAAAGCTGGAAAAGGATACGAGCTATAAGGGACTGTGGACGGTGAGTTTTATGCTGAAGGAATTTTAAAGTTTTTAAAAAAAGGTGTTGACTCCTACGTAACGTAATAGTTTATATTGACATTACCAAGCGAATGGAGGATACAACAATGATGACAGTACATGAGGTGAGCAAGCTTGCCGGAGTGAGTATACGCACTCTGCAATACTATGACAAGATCGGTCTTTTGCATCCGACGGGATACACCGATGCAGGTTACAGACTGTATGACGATGCAGATCTGGAACGCCTTCAGCACATCTTACTGTTTCGTGAGTTGGAGTTTCCTTTGAAGGACATCAAGGCTATCATAAACAGTCCTGATTTTGACAGAAGCAAGGCGTTAGAGCAACAGATTGAATTGCTTCGGTTGAAGAAGGAACATATTGAGAATCTGATGAACTTTGCACTTGGAATAAAACTGTTAGGAGTGAAGCATATGGATTTTAAGGCTTTTGATAGAAGTAAGTTGGATGAGTATTCCAGACAGGCGAAGGAACTTTATGGCAATACGCCTGAGTACAAAGAGATGGAAGAAAAGCAGAAGAATCGTACCGAGGAAGAGGATAAGATCCTTGCAGACAGATTTATGCTGCTTTTCAAAGAAGCCGGGGAGATGAGGGATAAGGATCCGGCATCACCTGAGGCACAGGATTTGGTGAAAAGGATACAGGCTTATATAACCGAAAACATGTATACCTGCTCAAATAAGATTTTGCGAGGATTGGGGAAGATGTATTCAGGCGGCGGTGACTTTACGAAGAACATCGATGAGTATGGCGGTGAAGGAACTGCAGAGTTCGTGGATAACGCCATTCAAATCTATTGTGGCAAGGCAGAATAATCAAATCTTTTTCAACTACTCAGAGGGTCGGGAAACCGGCTCTCTTTTTATACCCGGAGGGAGGTGAGGCGGTTGTATCCTGTGAGCGATGCGTTCCTGCAGGCGGTGCAGGAGAATACGAGAAAATATTATTGGACGGGGAAGATCACGACGAAGAATGGCGTGGTGTATGACTTCGGGGCTGAGGATATCGTTAAGGGGAGCGGTTATATTTCGGCTCAGTGCTGTGGGAGTACGGAGATTGAGCTGGGTACGGTGTATGCGGCTGAGATGGGCGTGACGCTGCTTTCGGATATTGACCGGTATACGCTGGAAGATGCTTTGGTTGAGGTGTTTTATCATCTTAGGATATCGAAGAGCCGGAGCAGCGGTGATCTGGATCCCGATTATGATCAGGCGGTTGAGGCTGACGGGATTTATGAGACTATCCCGATGGGAGTGTTTGAGGTGTCGGAGGCGAACAGGACGGTGAAATGCCTGGAGCTGAAGGCCTATGATTATATTCTTCGCTTCGAGAAGGATTTTAACGGATTTGAGACCGTGGGTAAGGCATATGATTTTATCCATCTTTGCTGTGAGGCGTGTCATGTGGAGTTCGCTTTGGAGCAGGCAGATGTGGAGGCAATGCCGAACGGGGATACGGCGCTTTCCATTTATACGGACAATGATATCGAAACCTACCGGGATGTGCTCTACTATGTGGGGCAGGTGCTTGGTGGGTTTTTCTGTATCAACCGAGAGGGCGTGCTGGAACTGAGGAAGTACGGCGATGATCCCGTGATGGAGATCGCAGGCAGGCACAGGTTTTCTTCCAGCTTTTCGGATTTCATCACAAGGTACACGGCGGTTTCTTCAACGAATATGCGGACGGAGATCGCTGAGTATTATCATCTGGATCCGGATGACGGGCTGACCATGAACCTGGGCGTGAATCCGCTTTTGCAGTTCGGGTTGGATGAGACAAGGCGGCAGCTATGCACGAATATCCTGAATGATATTTCCGTTATAGACTATGTACCGTTTGATTCGGATACCATCGGAAATCCTGCTTTGGATGTGGGTGATGTGCTGACCTTTATCGGCGGTCAGGCTGACAGGGATAAGATCAGTGCCATCACTTCCATGCAGGTGAATATGTACGGGAAGCAGAGGCTTAAGGGTGTCGGGAAGAATCCGAGGCTGGCTCAGGCGAAGTCGAAGAATGATAAGAATATCTCCGGGCTTTTATCACAGATCGAAGCAGGGAAGATAGGTATTCATACATTTACGAATGCATCTGCCTTTACAGTGGCAGATCAGGATACGAAGATCATTTCCATTGAGTTTGCAACATCCGAGGATAATCATGCTCAGTTTTTCGGGCAAGTGATCGTGGATGTTCATGCAACGGCGGTTACAAAGACGGCAACCGCGACCGGGGATGTGGTTATTCCGTCAGTTGCGGTTGATGAACCGGAACCTGAGGATCCCGATGAGCCAGAGGTTATAGGAAATACGGAAGAGCAGACGGTTTCAGTATCATTGCCGGTCAGCTGGACGGAAGATGGTCATGCGGATGTGATCTTTTCCTTTGAGTTTAATAACCAGATGATTCCGATTCATTATCCGCAGGAACATTGGTGTACGGGGCGGCATACCATTCTGCTTTATTATCCGATTGAAAATGTGGTGGCAAATTACACCAATACTTTCAATGTGTATATGAGATGTAGCGGCGGTACGGCTACTGTGAATACCGGATTTTGCATCGCTTCAATATCCGGTCAGAGCATGGGTGCTGATGCGGCCTGGGATGGCAAGATCGAGGTTGAAGAATATGTTGAGAGATTTACTATCGGTACAGGTTCACTTTCAGGAAGGCTGAGGGGCGTTGGCTTTACCGAGAGTACGCTTTGGGAAATCGATGAGTTGATGAAGAGAAGCTATTCCGATACCAAGACCGGCAGAAGCTCTATCGGAGGCTTTGCGGTGCAGGTGGATGTTGCAGGCAGTAATGCGTAGGAGAGTGTTATGAGAAGATATACAGGAAACGTGACAGTCGAGCTGGAAGATGTGAATACCGGCGTTGTGGAGACTGTACAGGAAACAAATATGGTCACGAATGCCGTGAACGACCTGTTGGGGATGAACCCGATGGGTCTTTTTTATAAGACATCGGGCCAGTACGATGACATGATGGTCTGGAATGATGAGATGCTTCCCATCTGCCCGAATATGATCGGAGGCATTATTCTCTTTCCGAGTGCGCTTACGGAGCAGGCTGCGAATATCTATCCGCCTGCTTCCAATGTGCCGGTGGGTTATGCGTCAAATGATGTGAATGCGTCCGGCAATGTGAAGCGTGGGAGTCTGAACCTTGTTGAGAGCATGGCTCTTTCAGATGGATATAAGTTCGTCTGGGAGTTTACGCCTTCACAGGGCAACGGAACGATTGCTGCCATAGGACTGACATCCAAGCATGGCGGGGCAAATCATTTCGGCAGCGATGCGGCGGTGGATACGGCTCTTTTGGAGATAAGGAAAAACTCACTTGATCTTAGCGTGGCGTGGCTGAATACGCTGTTTCGTGCAGTGGAAGTGGATTTTGAGAATGGTTTACTCTACTCTATCGCTTATGCGAGCAATACGGTGACGATCACGAAATACAGGATCCCGATTTTTGATGTGGGCTTGAACGAGTGTCTGGATGATACGACTCTGACTTTGCTGGATACGACGGTGCTTCAGTGTTCTACATTCAGATTTTATGGGAGCTATACGCCGTATGGCATTTTCCTTGATGGCGGTGACGGATACTGGTATGGATTTTCCAATCAGGCGAATTCATCTGGCAGCGCAACGATGCTTTGGATCAAGATTAAGAAGGATGATCTGACCTTTACAGAGGGTTCGTGGACACTTTCAAATGCGATGCTGAAGGTGGTAGGCAGTTTCAGAGAGGATTCCAGTTATCCGAATACTCAGAGGAATGCGGTGCTGAGGAACGGTTATCTGTATGTGCTGTCTTATGACAATGAGGGTGTTTATAAGATTGATATCTCGAATCCTACGAACATCACGCTGATCAGTCTTGGTTTTACTTCAGAGGCGAAGTCGATATGTACTTCCGGAAGCTGTGAGGTGCGGCTGATGATGATCGGGGATATGATCGTGGGGTACGATTTCCTCATTGATGGCAGTGATAATGTGATCCAGACCTATGGCGGTACCAGAATGGACAGTCTAGCAACGCCGCTCTTTCAGTATAAGGAGTTTTTGGTCGGATGGGGTGGCTCATACGGTAATGAATACAGGTATAATTTCCTGCTTACACCGTATCTGGCTACAATCTGCAATCTTTCACAGGCGGTGGTTAAGAATGCGGATAAAACAATGAAGATCACGTATACTTTGACGGAGCAGGTTGTGAGCAGCTGACCTGCATAATAATATGGCACTTTTTGTGTGGCGGTTTCCGATTAGGAGCCGCCTATTTTAATGCTGAAGGAGGGCATGAGGTATGAAGGAGTTTTGGAGTTTGATTCAGTTGGGTTTTGCAGCTGTCGGAGGATGGCTGGGTTACTTTTTGGGAGGTTGTGACGGTTTGCTTTATGCATTGTTGGCGTTTGTGGTGCTGGATTACATCACGGGGATTCTGTGTGCTATCGCAGACAAGAAATTGAGCTCGGATGTCGGGTTCAAGGGCGGAATACGCAAAGTTCTCATTTTTGTGATGGTTGGAATCGGGCATTTGCTGGATACTCAGATTTTCGGAGAAACAGGCGTGTTAAGAACGGCGATCATCTTCTTTTATCTGAGCAATGAGGGCCTGTCGCTGACTGAGAATGCTGCTCATTTGGGACTTCCGATACCGGAAAAGCTCCATGCGGTCTTGAAGCAGCTTCATGATAAATCTGAGGATGAAAAGGATGGTGAGGAATGATGAAGTATTCGGGAAATAATAAGCCGGTTGTATGCATGATGACTCAGAGTACCTGTTATAAGGGGACGAAGAAGATGAATGTGAAGGGCGTGCTCTGGCATAGCACGGGAGCGAATAATCCGACGCTGAAGCGGTACGTGCAGCCGGATGATAATGCCGCTGACCGGGATGCGATGATAAAGCTGATCGGGAAGAATGCCTACGGCAATGACTGGAACCATACTTCCGTGCAGGCGGGCTTAAATGCCTGGATTGGGAAGATGGCTGACGGGAGTGTTGCGGCAGTTCAGACGATGCCCTGGGATTTCAGACCTTGGGGCTGCGGTTCCGGCAGTAAGGGGAGCTGTAATACCGGATGGATCCAGTTCGAGATCTGCGAGGATGGACTGAATGATGCGGATTATTTTGCGAATGTTTACAGGGAAGCGTGCGAGCTTACGGCGTATCTTTGCAAGATGTTCGGGATTGATCCTAAGGGGAGCGTGAAGGTGAACGGCGTGACGGTACCAACGATCCTTTGTCATGCGGATTCCCATAAGCTGGGTCTTGGAAGCAATCATGGGGATGTGCTTCACTGGTTCCCGAAGTTCGGGAAGAGCATGGATACTGTGAGAGCGGATGTGGCTGCTCTTATGGGCGCTGCGAATGAGATTCCTGCTGCTGAGCCGGTGGTCGATACAGAGAGGTATATCTGGGATTACCTTTTCGGTAGGCTTGGAAATGCTTATGGTGCTGCAGGGCTTATGGGGAATCTGTTTGCGGAATCGGGGCTTCATCCTAATAACCTGCAGAACAGCTACAACAAGAAGCTGAATATCACAGATGAAGAGTATACGAGACTTGTGGATGACAGGAATTACCCCGATTTTATCACTGATAAGGCAGGCTACGGACTGGCTCAGTGGACTTTTTGGAGCAGGAAGGAAGCTCTGCTTAAGTTCGCAAAGGAAAAGGGCAAAAGCATCGGGGATCTTCAGATGCAGCTGGATTTCCTTTGGAAGGAGCTGAATGTGAGCTATCCTGCGGTGCTGACCGTGCTGCAGAATGCGGATAATGTCAGGGAGGCTTCCGATGCGGTGCTGCTCTGGTACGAGAGACCTGCTGATCAGAGTGATGCGGTACAGGTGAAGAGAGCCGGGTATGGAGAAGGATATCTGAAGAAGTTTGGCAGTGCGGCTGAGAAGCCTGCAAGCGGTGGGATGACCAATGCGGACTGTCCGTTCCTTGTGGGAGTAACGGTGAAGGATCTGAGGATCCGTGTCGGAGCTGGTACAGATACCGCGTGGACGGGGAAGTATGTGCCGGTTGGAACTTATACGATTGTGGAGGTTAAGGAAGGCAAGGACTCTGAGGCTGGATGGGGTAGGCTGAAGAGCGGGGCTGGTTTCATTGCGTTGGATTATGCGAAGAGAGTTTAATATGGTTTGAGGGTATGCCCGTAGTTGTTGGTGATGAGCCGATGGCTGCGGGCTTATTTTTTTTATAAACAGGACATGATTTTGAAAACGAAATGATGTCATGGTATCAGACTTATCGGGGTGATAGGATAAGCTTTGAAAATCGGAAAACGAGGCTTTTCTATTTTCTTTGACCAAAATCAGATAACGAGGGAGGTGACGGCTATGACATTGGAAGAAATGAGGAACGTGGATCCGAGAACTGTGAACCGCGATGACCTTGTGGATATCCATGATGTTAAGATAGATCC